GAGGTGGCACCCGAGTAGGCTTCGGAGGCGAAGTTAGCGGCGGTCACCTTGGAGAGGACTTCGTCGAACAGGGACTTCTGGACGGCGTTGGCGATCGGGGCGAAGAAGAGGCGACGGAGGCGTTCCAGGCTGAGAGTGGACGCTTCGTAGTCGGTGAAGGCGACGTCGACATACTTCAGGTCGGCGATGGTCACGGGGACGTCGGTCGAGGTGGCAGAAGCAGGGACGAATCCGTTAGCCGGGTTGAAGGTCGTGGCCGTGAAGGCGTCGGCGTAACGGGTGTGAACCGTGGTGCCGCGCTCGGCGACGTAGTTGCCGAAGTCGGTGACGGCGATTTCCGTCAGGGGAACGAGTTCGGGGACGAGGGTGCGGAGGGACTCTTCAGCGACGAGCTGGAGGGTCAAGCCACCAATGCTGTTAGACATAGTAGGGAGTTAGGTTGGGTTGGAGAGGGGAAAGGATCAGCGTAGGCCGGCGGCGCGGAGGATGGCCGGACGGTTCTTGCTGTAGAAGTCAGAGGCGGCTTTGCCGTCCTTCTGTTTGAGGGCCACCCACTCGGCGGAGATATCCTCGTCGCTCTTGGAGGTAGCGGCGACTTCGGCGGGGGTGACTTCAAGGGGGGTGACGCCCACGGAGGCGGCGATGGCAGCGGCTCGCTTGCCGGCGGTTTCCTGCGAGGCGTGGATTTCCTTCGCCTGGGCTTCGGCCTTGGAACGAAGTTCGTCAGCGGCGGCGAGCTTGGCCGAAAGGTCATCGACCTTGGCGGCGAACTCGGCGAGCGAAGCGTCCTTGGCGGACATCGCAGCGGTCATTTCGTCGACCTTGGCGGACAGGGAGGCAACTTCGCTGGTCTTGGCTTCGACCTCGGCGGTCTTGCCGGTGAAGGCTTCCTTCAGCGAGTTAAGGCGTTCTTCGAGCGTCATCTTGGTTTTAGCCAAGTGTCAAGCCTTGGGCTTACAGTCGGTGTCGATGGGGGGGCATCCATCGTCAGGAATCTCGGCTTCGTCCTCGTCTTCGTCTTCATCCGAGTCCGTGCCGTCAGGCTTCTTCTTTTTCTTCTTTTTCTTCTTCTTGTCGTCGGAGATCGGGGGGACGCCGTCCTTGTCGTCACCCTGCTCGGGCGAGACGTCAGCCGCCTTGGCGTAGCCGGCGGGGCCGGTCGACGGCACCTGCTTCTCGGCGCGTTCGTAAATGGCGTACTCCTCGGGGTCGATAGCCATGAGGAGGTCGTCAAAGGTGTTCATCAGGCCGGAGACCAGGCTCTTCTCCGCGCCCTTCTTGCCTGACCAGCATTGACCCTGCATATCGGCTTCGTCGGCGTAGGTTCGGACGGACTTGATGTCCATGATGAACCACTTGTGCATCTCGTCGACGTCGTCTTGGAAAAGTTTACGCTGCTCGGGAGTCATCGACGTACCCGTGTAGCCAGCACCCTTGGCCCAGCCGGCCTTGATGAGGTCGACCGTGATGCCTTCTTCGGCGTAAGCCGCCTTCATGTCGTAGATCGGGATGTAGACCCCGATGGAGCCGACGACGGAGGACGGGGACACGAAGACCTCGTCGCATTGGCTCATCAGCCACATCCCAGCGGAGCAGGACTGCTTGCACGTCCAGCCAATAGTCCGCTTCTTGCAGGCGCGGATACGAGCAGCCATCTCTGGGACGCCGGTGACCGTGCCACCAGGCGTATCGAAGTCGAGGATGATGGTTTCGACGCCCGGGTCACGCTCGGCGTCTTCCAGCATCTCTTGGATGTCCTCGATATCCGTAGCACCCATCATCTTTTCCAGCTCGGTGAGGCCGGAACCAATCACGCCCTTCACGGGGATGATGGCCAAGTCGCCGCTCTTCACCATCATCGGCTTCGGGCCGAAGAGCATCTCCATCATGTCCTCAAGGTCGTCGCCGGCCTTCAGGTCGGAGGGGGACAGGCTGGCCACCTTCTCAAGGTATGCCTTGGCCTTTGCCGGCTCGATGAGCATCGGCGAGAAGGTCTTGAATGCGTTGGAAAGGGAGTACATGAATTATTTGTTGAAGGTTTCTTCGTCGTCCGGGTCGACGTCGTCTTCGACGATCTTCGCGCCGTCGTCCATCTTGACCTCGTCGTCGGCGACGGAGGCGTTGATATCGGCGGGGGCGACGTTCTGCGGCTTGTAGAGCATCGAGAGCGGGACGTCGAACTCCTTGGCGAGGTCGAGCAGGTAACGCTTCTCGGCGGCGTTCTCGCGCATCTTCTCCTTGGGGTCGAGACCCTCTTCAAGGTAGTTGTCCGTAAGGCTCTTGAGGCCGGACTCGATATCCATGCGGTTCTGCTGCGCGTCACGACCGGCGTCGACGGTGACACGGCGGGGAGTCGTCCAAGAGACGTTCGTCCAATACTCGGTCGAGCGGAGAAAACCGTCCTTGATGGCACAGCCGATGACATAGCCCCAGACCGGGGTCAGGAAACGCTGGATCATCACCTGTTGGCGATGCGAGAACTTGCGGTCGGCCTTGGCCACCACGAACCGCATGACCGCGCCGCCTGCCTTCGTCGGATTCGCGCTAAATTCGTAAGGGAGCATCCCTGCGAGGGAGTCACGCTCAAGGTGTTCGATGAAGCCGTCGAAAGTCTTGTTCGGGCGGTTCGACTCAAAGGAGTCCAGTTTTTCGCCGGGGGCGAGAGCCAGCACTTTTCCGCCGAGGAAGGTCGAAGCCTCGCTCGGGTCGGTCATGCCGTCGCCGTAGTCCTGCGGCTTCATACCGAAGGCTTCAAAGTCGGACTGGGTGCCGTCGAAGTTCGGATTCTCACGGGTGATCGTGCGAGTGATGTCCGACGCCGTCTTCACGGCGAGTTTTTCGAGGGACAGGATTTCCAGCATATCGACCAGATTGTTGATCGAGTGCTGGAGGGGGCTGTAGGCTCGCGCACCCGAGGCCAGCTCGGGTTCGTAGAGGTGCATCACGGCGTTGGCCGGCACCAGGCGGCTGGAGCCATCGGAACGGATGACGTTGTAAAAGATGGGCTGACCGTAGGGGCCGAACAGGATGCCGTCCACCATGCCCGGAGGCACTTCGTTGTTCGACGAATTGCCGACACGGTGGCTTTCGATGACCTGAAGGCGAGGTTCGCCTCCGGGGCCACGGGTCTTGATGATGAAGCACTCGCCGTCACGGTCCATCAGGCGGCAGCAGATGTGCTGAAGTTCAAAGAACGAGAAGCGGCCCGTGATATCACAGGCGCGGGAACCCCATTGCTTGAAGTAGGCTTCGGCGGCGTCGTCCCACATCTCGTCGCCAGACTGGGACTGGGGCTTGATGCCAGCCCCGACCGTGTAGAGGGCCATGTCCGACAGCACCTGACGGATCAGGCCGGCGTTCAACTCCAACCAGCGCATCTTGCGCGTGGTCTCCATGCGGTCGAAGACCGTCATGGTCTTCTTGAAGTCCTGCGGCCAAGACGACCAAATCCATGAACGCTTGTTGCTGAACTTCGCCGACTCGAAATTGGAGAAGATGCCCGGACCAGAGCCGCCGCCCGACGCCTGCTTCACGGGTACCGGCGAAGCGGCTCCCTTCGGCGTCTTGGGTGCTTTCACCTGCGGGACCGCAGGATTCTTGGTCTTTTTGGGTCGCATCAGAGTCCTCGGAAATTATTGAGCATATTGATGACCCGGACACGGTCGATGGAGCCGTAAGTCTGGGGGTCTTTGACCATCAGCGCGTAACGACATTCCACCAAGACGGTGGAGATATCCATCGGGAACTCCTTCACGACATTGGTGCCGGAATCGGAGTATTCCATCATGGTCTTACCCTGCTTCAGGAGTTCCTTCGCCTTGGCGACGATCTCAAGGATGTCGCAAATGTCGAAAATAAGGAAGATACCTTGGGGTCGTGCCATTTGCGTTTAGCCCCGTGTAAAAGGGCCGGCTGACCCCACCCCATGAACGATCCACAAGAGCCACCCGTGGTATGTATGTCGAGTCAGCCGGCTTGCCATGAACCATGCCATGAGGTGTAAGGTCGTCAAGCGGTTTCTTCCTCGGTCTGCTTTTCGTCGGGCTTTCGGTCCTCGGGCTTGCCGTGGCGGTTCTTGCCGCGCCCGATGAGCTTGGCCATCAGGGCGGGGACCATGCCGATGACCTCGACGTCCCAAAGGTGGTTCGCTCGTTCGCCGATGGGAAGCCAGATGGCCTGCCCGTTGGCCTGCCTGGTGCGGTGTTCCGACTGCATCTGCTTGCGGTACTCGTCGCCGGCGTCTTCGGGGTAGGTGTGATGGCCTGCGCGGCGAAGACGGGAGATGGAGTCCTTGAAGTAAAGGTTTGAGAACAGGTACAACTTGCAGGACGTCTGGCCGACTTGGATCACCTTGGCTCGGGCGTAGGGTCGGTAGGCCACCTTGATGCCGTAGGGAGTCTGGATACGCCAAGGGAACTCGTTCTGGCCAGAACCCTTGGTGGCGTTCCAGGCGTACTTCGCGCACATACGGTAGACGGTGTCGGTGTTCGGTCCGTCACCCGAGTCCACGAAGACGAAGAAGTCGGAGACCTCAAGACGCTTCTGGGCTTCACGAAGTTCCTCCTCGGTGTCGCAGTAGCCCCATTGCACCATGCGTGACTTTCCGTCCAAGGCCCACGCCCGGACGATCCAGTAGAAGCCCTTACGCTGCACGTCGACGCCCATGAAGCGGAGGCGAGCGAACTGCTTGGACTTCTTGTACTCGTCCTTGAAGGGCGGTTCGGCGAGCTTGCTATCGAC